ATGGTGGGGACATTGTAACCATGGTCGACGTTGATTACCACTTACATGATTGGTCATCATTTGCTGGGAAACCAATTTTGATTTACACTCACGTGCCCCCCAATTTGGGTGGTAAGACGCAAGATGGCTGTTATTACTTTAAGGATGAACACACGTTTGTGGAGGAAATCCGAGGCGGGGCGCAGTATGTGTCAGGCCTATGGAATTTTTCCCCCGATATGATGATCCTCAAGAGCAGATTCAGTTTTGTTGTGTATGCATGTGAGAAAGTCGCACAACCTGACACCACGGGGAGAGTGATGGTTTATCTTTGCCCTCGGGTTAAGATTTACATGCCTTACTTTCTGTTCAGGGTCGTTGCATGGTTGTGTGATGTGAAGTTGGACCTTGCTATGCCTTTGGGACGAATAAACCATATAGTGAGCCATAATGGTTTGCTTATTGGTAGATTTAATATTAAGGGCGTGAAGATGGTATCCATCCGGGAGAAGGGTAGTCAAGTTGACGATAGTTGTAATGTGCCAGAGCGGGTTTGGGAAGCACTTTGTAGGGCTGCAAAAATGAGTAAAACGTTTTTGATTGGTGACATCTCAAGAATTTGTGAGAATTGCAAGATCAAGAGATTGACCCAGGTCGAATACACTTTGCTCGCAGTGGCCCTCAAATGTGGATCACCACCTCGCTATTGGGTCAATTTCCAGGCTTATGGTTCAAAGGACATGGATGACCTAGAAGATCCCAAAAATATAGCGGAATTAGCCGCCGAGCCCATCGTCACACAAGTGGCTGTAGCAGCGTGTGATAGTGTTAACAACGAGAAATTGTGCATAGACTCAAGGGTGCTTAGTATTCGGAATCATGTCGTCCCCCCCACGAAATATGATGGTTACTGTGATGAATTTGTGAAATTGCTGGTGCCAACACCTGGTGAGGGTGTACCGGTGGATTTGCAGACAGTTTTGGATAACCAATGTACTAGTGTCCAACGGGCCAGACAGCGTGCTGAAGAACCCCATGTACCCCGCAAGAATGTGTGCAGAGCATTTGTTAAGAACGAGTTGGGGGATAAAATCTCCCCTGCCCATAACATATCTACTATGCGACAGGATCACACTTTAGAGTTATCCAGGTTTGCTTATGGTTTTAAGCAATATATGAAACAGTTCAATTTTTACGCCCCTGGCTGTGACCCCGAGACCATAGTTCGGAAAATCCGTGGTTATGCTACAGTGGTTAGTCTTGACAGAAAGGCCGAGTTGATTGAAACCGACTTTACGCGGTTTGACGCATCCATGTCATACTATCTCCGTGATTTGGAGTTTTGTGTGTACAAGAGATGGGTCGCCACAGCTGAGTTGGAGACGTTAACCCGATT